CTACTACATTTACATCTGTATCGGGTCCTGATGTAGCAAATGGTAATGCTGATATTGCGTCAAATCCTAAACTCATAAATAATCCTTAAAAGGGGACAGTAGGTATGTGGTGGTGTACTGCCCCCATCTAAAGATTATATCATCGTTTAAACCAATTAGGAAGACCTAAATGTGGACGCTTGTCGAACATATTATCTTTCGCTCCGGGCGTCTTACGATTGTTATAATGCAGAAAAACTTGTACGCATTCTTTGCCTTTAAATTTTTCTCTCCAATGTTCTAATTCCATACCTCTATAAACTAACATATCTCCTGGTTCTAAATCTACTTTAACACCTTTTGCTTTGCTAACATTAGTAATTTTTTTACCATCTGCAACACCCACATTTTCATTTGGGCTCAAATAAATAGGCCATTTATCCCCACCTAAATTCATTGTCGTAGATATCTCACAACTAAATCTATCTTTATGTCTTTTAAGTTCATCCCCTTTTTTATATATTCTAGCGTATGTATAATTAGGATCTAATTTTAAACCTGTTGTTTTTTCCATAATAGGTTGACATTTAAGTAATAAAGTCTCCATAGCTATATTTCCATATTGAGAATAAGTGTTTGGAACTTGACCATCTGGTTCTTCATATTGACCAAGTATATTTTCAAAAGGTGAAAAGTATCTCTGTGCTCTACAAGTATCATATACTTGCTTTTGCATTAAAAAATAATTAGCAAGAAAAGATGCTAGATCTTTTGAAATAGTTTGACGGATAACTGTATACTTTTTCTTTTTAAACATCTTTAGCCATTTCTTTTGGCACAGCAGTTATGTTCCAATGTATAAATCTAAAAGGCTCAATACCAAAGTCTACACTAAACTCGTGTTCTAAAAATCCTGGAAAGATAATTAAAGTTCCTGGTGTAGGTTTAAAGTGAATTAATTCTGTACCACCCCATACACCTTTTATATCTGGTCTTAATTTTAATTTAGTAGCTCTTGCACCCGTTCTCGGTTCGTGAAATACAGGATAAGAAGTTTTATCACTACACTTTAAAAAATAAAAACCTGATACGTGTTGATTCCAATGTATGTGCGCTGAATGATGACCACCACCTTTTTTAGCAAACTCTTGTACCCATAGTTCACTAAACATAGTTGTGTACTGTTGCATATCAAAACCTTGATGATCTAAATACTCCCAAGACTTTTGACCAATGTAGTTTCTAAAATCTAAAAAATCATTGTCATTTGTAAGTGGTGTTGAGTGATATGATCTTCCAAAATCACCCCACTCTTTTATTCTTTTCTTTTCTCTATTTCGTGCTTCTTTAATATATTTGTTAGAAGCTTTATTTAATGATTTTAAAAATTCTGGTTTTTGTTCTGACCAAATGGTCGTGTTAAAATAGTTATTTATAAACATTATCTAAATGGCCTCCCTAAATGCCATAACACAAGACTATATCTTGTGCCTGCTGTTACTGGTTTAACTCTATGCCACACAAAACTAGGAAATACAATAATAGATCCTTTTGGTAATATTTCTTTGCATTGTATTCTATGTTTTGATTCATCTCGCATATGTGGATCATAATTTCTAAAATCAAATTCTAATTCACCACCTTTGTATTCTGATCCATCTGTTAACTGACAAGTCATAGATAGTTTTCTAATTCTGCCGTGTTCTGGATTGTTAGGATCTTTTCGATCATATGGTTTATCCCAACTATCACAATGCCAATCGTAATATTGATTTAATTTATATTTTGTAAATTGACAAGATTCAGATCTTTCCCAATCAAAATTCCAACCAGCTCTTGCATTTGCTTCGTAAACGTATGGATGTAATTCTTTATATATCCAAGTATCATTAAGCCATACTAGATCAGAGTTTCTTTTTCTTTTTAAATCTAATACTTCTTGCTTGTTTAATTTTTTGTCTCCATATCCACCTGTTAAAGCCATTACTTCTTTTTGTTGATTAGCATAAGCTATAACATCATCACAAAATTTAGATGTTAATGCTGACTTAAAATACCAATAATAATTAGATATATTCATAAGTTATTGTTTGTACAAAGTTTAATGAATCTTTTTGTTTGTTGGTTAAGTAATACATATTAGTTGATGGAAACATAATAAATTGATTATTTTCTAATGGTATATCCCAAGATCTACCCTTACGTCTATTATCTTCATAATGTATTCTGACCATACAATCTTTAACTTTAACACCATATAATAATGTAAAGTCTGGAGAGTTACGTAGATCCACTGGATCAATATTTAATAATGGAATTGTAGTCTCTTGAGGTTTATAGATATTACCCCACGTTTCTTTGTTAATTAAATTAACACCATATTCAAGACCAACGTGATCTCGCATATATGTATTCAACATATCCCAAGTTCGTGAGAACGGAAAATCTTTGTTTTGAATTACTGATTGTAAGATGTCGCCTGATAATTTATCTCGGTCAATGTCCCAATCTTTGGGCATTGCTACATCACCGTAATATAACGCTTGCTCTGTTAATACTTTCTTTTGCATACCACCACCAAATATAAATTATGCCATTGAGTCTGTCAAGTCCCAAGACTGGCCTGATTCATTCCAATCATAACCCCAAGAATGTGTGCCAGCTTCATTTTGTGAAGTCTGTTCAGCTGTTAATGCTGGAGCATCACCAATAGGTGATTTCCAAGAAGCTGATTCATTGTGTTTTACCCACGATGCATAAGGTTTTTTAGGCCAGAAGATTTGATCATCTTCGTCCCAAGTATAACCTATACCTGCGTAGTTTCCTCTAAATGCTTTTGAGTCATCACCAGAGTTATGTGTATTACTTGATGTATTGTATGAAGTTTGAATCCACATTTGCGCAGGCCAATTATTATGTGTTTCTAAATATTGTTGACCTACTGATTCATCTTCAACACCATCAGCGTTTAACATATCAGAATTATTCAAAGTTAATACTTGAATAACTTTTCCGTTTGCTCCTAGTTTTGCAAAATGTGCCATAATGTTTCTCCTTATATATTAATTTTAATTATCATTCAACTATTGAAATTTATATCTTATCATTACTATACCACTACCGCCTGTGCCTCCTGCTTCTGAAGGAGATTGACCTGGATTAGGTCCATTTCCACCACCTCCACCACCTGTATTTGTATCTCCATTTTCAACATTAGATGATGGTGTATTTCTTCCACCATTTCCACCACCACCTGCTCCACCAGCACCTATAGGTCCAGGACCATAAACTCCACTACCTCCACCACCTGCAAAATATCTTACTGATCCAACTGGTCCAGGTGTTCCATAACAAGTTGATGTAGTTATAGCTGAATAACTACCTATTCCACCATCACCACCTCCAGGTGATTTACCATTACCACCAACTGCTCCAGCACCACCACCAGCTCCAGAACCATTTTCATTAGGTGTTGGAACTCCTGATACTTGACCTCCAGGATTTCCTTGAGGAGGAGCAACCGGAGGTGTATTTCCTGCACCAAATTTTGGAGCTGGACTATTTGAACCTCCACCACCGCCTGATCCACCAGAACCAGCAGGTGCACTATTACAATTATCTCCAGAACCGCCACCGCCACCACCAGCAGATGTTATTGTTGAAAAACTTGAAACTCCTCCATTTCCACCAGTATTACATCCTCCTGGTGATCCAGCAGTTCCACCAGCTCCTACGACTATTGGATAACCTTGAATTGATACTGGCAAACCAGCTACAGGACTTGGAGAAGAACTTAATGGAGAAACAGTATAACAACCTGATGCAGTTCCACCAGAAGCTCTAAAACCACCGGCACCTGCTCCACCAGCACCTTCACTTCCGCCGCCACCGCCACCAGCTCCTACTACTAAATAATCTATTACTGCTACTGGACCTGCTCCTGCTGAAACACAAAAAGTTCCTGGTCCTGTAAATACGTGAGTTTTAAAATCACCACTTGTTAATATTGTTCCACCTGTTGCACTTACAAATACAGCACCTTCAACATTTGTTGAGTCATTTACATTTAACCAACCTTTTGTTGAATCTGCAAAAACTAAAACTATAGCTGCATTTTCAACTGATATTTTTGCATCAGCATTTGTGCCATCAATTTTATCAGAACCATTTGGTGAAATTGTTAGTTGATTTGTTTGAAAAGTACCTGCATAATCTTTTATAGCAATTATATTTCCAGCTGAACCTGATGGAAGATTTACTGTAAATGCTCCTCCTGAAGTATTACAAAAATAACCTTCTTGATTAGCTGCAGTAAAAGTTGCTGTTTTAATACTTGTTTGCCAATTAACTGCGCCATCTGCTCCGAAACCATTTGCAGTTCCAGCATTTGTTATTGTTGCACCTGCAGGAATTGTGAATGTATCTCCACTATCTCCTAATTGTGTTGTACCACAAGCTGTTCTTGGACTAATTTTATTTACTTTTATTTCACTCATAATTTACCTATTGAAACTTGTACCTTATTATTACTACACCTGAACCTCCTGCTTGACC